TTTAAAGCATCTACTTTATATCCTGGAAATATAGTATTTAAATTATTTTTAGTAGTTTCAAACCAAGAATAATCTGTTGATGTATTTGAAAAAACATCTTTATTAGCTAAAGTTACAGATCTTAAACCATAATAATCTGGAACCGATGAACCTAATGTAGTAATTGTAGCATTACCTACACCTGTTGAAAAATCACCTACTGTTGTTCCAGTAGCTGTGCTATGTACTATATTTAATTTATATATATTATTAACATATGCACTATCAACTGAAGTAAATCTAATTTGATTATTTACTGGTTGATCTTTTTCAATAGTCCAATCAGTTATTGATGTATTAATATTTTCTATTATATCAGCTATTGTATTTACAGCACCAGATAATGTTGGAACAAATCCAACAAAACTTTTATTATAATCTGAACTAACACTTCCAGGTTTAAATACCTGAACATTAGTTTTACCAGCATTATCAATATTTGTTTGAGTAGTACCTAAAATACCTTCAGTAATACTTTTAGTAATATTTGTATTAGAAAAAGTTAAATTTAATCCAATATCATCTTGAATAGATGTAGTCCAATTTACTATTTTTGAATCACCTGAATCTATAGTTGCAGTTATATAACCATTTAAAGAAGCATTTAATGCATTTTTAAATTCAAGAGCCGCAGCAGTTGCAGCTATATTATTACTAAATGCTGTTTCTGTTCCACCAGTAAATACAACTTCACTAAATAATGGTAATCCATTCATAGTTTTAGTATATAAATCAGGAACTGTAATATTGTATGTTGAACCAAGTACACCTGTTCTTGTAATTGTAGATGTGCCAAAAACAATATTTCCTGCATCAGTACCAGTAGCAGAATTATTATTTACTGTAGCAGTCCATAAATCACTAGGAGTTGAATCAAATACACTTACTGATGTAAATGTAATTTTTTTAGTAGCGGCATCAAATGTAGCCGTATAATTATTAGGTGATTCTGTATTATTATTTACTAATGCAATTAAATCTGCTCCAATAGTAGCTGACTGATCATCTGTTTCAAGATCAGCAGCAACATTTAATGTATAAGTTCCTGTACCATCAGGCTCAGTTAAAGATATAGTAGTTGATCCTGAAGTTCCAGCACCATCTGTTTCATATTCATAATTATAAATAATATTTGAACCATCACCAGCTATATCATTAAGTGTAAAAGATGTGGCTTCATTTGTAGAAGTACCTGTATTAATAATTATACCATATCCTGAAAAATCAATAACACTACTATCAGGATTTATATCTGATACATAAGTTGGTAATGAAACCGATAGTCCACTTATACTTAAACCTAATATTGCTGTTCTAATTTCATTTAATGCATCGATAACACCTATATTATTTGAAAATGTATTATTAGTTATATATCCTAATGAGCCTAAGCTTACTGAATATTTTGTATTTGTACCTGTATTCCATCTTGTATTTGCAGATGGTTGAGGACTATTATAAATATATAAATTATTATTTAAAATAAATTCTTTACCAAAACCAACAATATCTGCTGTATGTGAATAAGTTTCTTGTGATACATATGTGCCTGTTCCATCATCAGTATATACTTGAGTATTTGTAGTATTTACTGCAATAACAGAAGAACTATCTATAGAATGAATATTATTTAAACTATTCCTCATAGTAGCTGTAATAATATCTGAGCCTGACCATGTTCCTGCGTTTGCATAAACAGAACTGATTGCCATTTTTAATTTCCTTTATTAGTTAAATTGTGCACCACCAGTTGCAACAGATAAAGTAAAATCTATTGAACTTGTTTGTACAATTTGTGAAGCCGAATTAGTATAAGTGATTATATTATTATTTGCACTAGCACTAAAATTAGTTAAATTATTAATTGCTGAAGCTACAGCCGTAGCCGTACCTGCAACAGTTGAAGACATAGCAGCTGTTAAATTACCATAATCTGTTAAAGATAATGTCCATGTTTTTAATGGATCACCAGTAAGATCATAATTACTATCTAAAGTAATTGTATATGTATTTGTTGTGCCTGGTCTTGTTAAAATTAATTCTCTAACTTTTGAACTTGTAGTTATTTTTAAATTAGTATCGCTTAAAAGTTTAATTGATATAATACCACTAATAGTTTCAATATCTGTAGATACTTGTTCATATCTATGATAATATTTTATTTTAGTTCCATTATACCAAACAATAATATTTTCATTTGAATCTACTATATTGTTACTAATATCTAAATTTGATAATGTTGTTAATATTGTCATTAGTTAAACTGTGCCCCTCCTGTTGCCCCTGTTGTAGCAGGAATTAAATAGATATTCCATATTTGGCCTTCAGTAGTTGAACTATTATAAAGTAAGACATCATCCCCCATACTAGAAACATTAAAGTTTTGAACCCCACCTGCATTTGTTCTTGCATATGATGTCCAAGTATTTAAACTTAATTTAAATGAAAATAATTCAGTATTAGACATTACATAAATTGCTGAAGTACCTATACATACAGATCTTCCAAAACCAGAAGATACTCCTTCAGTTACTAATGAAGCTAGTTCTAAAGTGCCATTAACTTTAACACTATTATTTGAACTGTTAGCAGTTAAAAAACCTGTTGCATTCCAATCTTTAGCATCTGCAATTACTTTTCTAACTGTAGCATTTTGTATATCATCAGCTAAGTTAATATGTAATAATTCTTTTTGTGTTACATTACCTCTTGTTCCTGTAAAACTTAATTCTTGTTCTTCAGTTGCTGATGTACCTGAATTAAAACTTGTAGGAAATGTTACAGATCCTGAACCATCAGTTCCGCCAGTTCTAGTAATTGTATTAATTGTTGTACCAGCATAACCTATTTGTTGAACAGCATCAATATCACTAAATCCATCTCTTATATTTGAACCAGTAGTACTATCCCCATATCTAATTTGAGTAAATCTATTTACAACACCGTAAGGATTTTTTGCATCATTAGGATCAACAATAATTCCAGAAACACCAGAAGTAATACCACCAGCCCCTGGTCTAAATACACCAAAGTCATAAGCATTAGAAAATGATCCTCTAGCAAATTGGTTAATAGGTCTTACCCAAAATACTAATGTATCTGTAAAATCTAAATCAAATACTTTATGTGTTATTGTTGCACCTTCAGTAAACGGACCTGTAGATGTTCTAAATGAAATATTAAATTCTCTATCAGCAATAGGATTATTAATACTATCGCCAACATATATTTCAAATGTTTCGGTTAATCCAGTAGGTACAGTCCATTGTAATTGAACAAATGGGGTAGTAGAATCTGTATCATTACTAATTGCTGTTAAATTTGTAATTGCTCCAAAATTTCTTGGATTAGCTAAATTTGTATTAGGTGCTGTTTGAAATTCTGTTAATGCTTCTTCTGCATATGCATCTGCATTATATTCTTGAGCAGTAATTAAATAACCTGATACACCATTATCATTCATTTCATTTTCAGTAATAGAATTAATTTTAAATAATTTATTAGTAAAACCATAAGTACTATTTGTAACTGATATTATATCTACAACTTGTAATGCTAAAGCCCTTGTATCTGTTTTAAATGAAACAATTAAATTGTCTCTTGATTTTTTAACAATAATATGACCAATTCTTTCAGCCATTATATTATTATTTACAAATTTAAATCTTGTATCTTGAACTAATTCAGGCTCATTATATGATTTTTGATTAGCTGCTAAATTTAAAAATACTTGATCATCTTGATATTTTTGATCATAAGAAGTAAATGAAATATTCATTTTATTTAATGCACTATTAAAACCATCATTAACTATTGTAACATCACCATACATATTATCTGGATTAAATGACATTACAGATGATCCTGTAGTATCTGAAATAACTTGAAACTTACCTAAATGATAAGAAAATATAGCTTGAGAACAAACAACTAAATCAGAAACATTTAAATCTCTCTCATCAAATGTATTTATAGCACCATCTGTTGTATATCTTTTTGCTGTTGTACTGTTACCATCTTTATCTGTATGTGTAATTAAAGTATCACAAAATGTTTTATGAGATGCAAATGTAGTTAAATCAATATCGCTATCACTCATTACATCACCACAACCATAAATATTACTAGTTAAATAATCTAATAAACATTCAGAAGGATTATTTGAATATGATGTACCAGATGATAAAGTAGATCCAGTAAATGTTCTAACTAATTTACCTTGAACTTCTGCCCCTAGTTTGCTTGTTAAACCAGTTACAGATTCATCTCTATTATATTTTAATTCTACATATAAATATGCAACATTAGGCATTGTTCTGTTTGCAGCATTACTTGCCCATTTAGTTGAAAATGTTTCCATAGGAGAACATCTTCCACCTGCTTTAAATTTTTTAACTGTCAAATTTCCATTTAAAAAATCATCAGTTGCACCTTGTGAATCTGTTGCATTTGTTACATTACCATTACTATCTAAAGTTAATTTAAAATCATCCCACCATATTTGACCAATATTTTGAATAGGTCCTTCACACAATGTAATAATAAATGCCATTGTTTGGTTATCAGATGTTATATCAGCAAATGTAATTGA